AAAGCTAGTTGGTTTCAAAGACCCAAGTGGTCGCGCGAGAGCGCATATAGTCAATGCTGGCCCTGCTTACCAGCATGTTTCAGACTTTTTGAACGATTTTGGCGAGACTTTGCTCCGCCACGAGAAGAACCAACAGGCAGCTATGCATTGTGATGCCTATATGAAGAACATTGAAGTTTGTCACGGGTGTAATTACCCGAAATACGATTGCCGATGTTCTAAAGTTCAGATGGATGAGGAACGTACACCTCGTCACATGCCACGATCTGTGGCTATGAACTTAGGGGAGTTTGATGATGTTAGTATTGAGGATGAATTCGAGGAATCATTGCCCTCGACCCTCACAGCGCATGAGATGCGCTCTTTTACTACTCCCTGGTGTCATTCAAGCAAAACAGGCAAAGCTAAGACCCTGCTGAAACGTGCTGGACGTTCAGCAGGGCGCATGTGGAGTGAGACCATGATGTGGTTCCTCACATGTCGCTTCAATTTTTGGATGTTGTCATGGATTTTGAGTTATTCCGTTACACGCTCGATTGCATATTTCATATTTTTGTTTTTTACGAGCGCTGATTACCGGTTCAAGATGTTGGGATTGCTGCATAGCATCCCGACTATGTCGTATCGATGGGCACGACAGAGGAAACTACTATCCACCATTATTTTGGTGGCTCTAGGACAGAGTATGCTCTATGGTGCAGGACAGTTCACGAATGCAATTATGGGAAAGAAACCCTCAGAGAGTAAGGAGGAAACTCCTGAAAAGGTTGAGGATAAACCCGTAGTCGTGAAAGTGGAAAAGAAAACCGATACACAGATTCAAGGGAATTTGGCAGGCACAACAGAGGCCGATTTGGCACAAGAAGATGAGCCTAACCCTTGGTATAACTCAACAATCGAACTGACCACGTTTGATGTTCCTATTACATGCAGGAGCTTGGTTGGGAAGAGCATGCACGAAGTTCGTGATATGCTTAGTAACAACCTTGTGCATTTGACATGCGTCGCTAAGGACAAGGACGCAGTGTACACGAGGAACACAAATGGTGTTTACTTGAGCAGCCATTATTTGCTGTGCAATGGTCATTTGTTCCGTCCAGGTGTTGATCACTGGACGTTGACGGTCGGACGAAAGGGAGCTGATCAAGGAGTCACGAGTTCGCTTACTATTGAGGTGCAATGCACTGATTTGGTGATGCGACCTGGGCATGATTTAGTTCTGCTCAAGACAAAGGATTTACCACCATTCAAGGATATTATGAAGTTTTGGGCGAAGTCCCATATTCCCGTTTCCCTTTATTGGGAATTTGGGCGTGAGAAGAATGGTAAGGTATTTGCTCGTGAGATCATGGGTGTCGAGGAGAACGACCAACTCCACGTACCCGAACTATTGCAGCGTTTCAATGTAGTTATTGGAATGTTGCCTCCAGACGAGACAACCAAGAATGGAGATTGTGGGAGCTTAGCTGTTGCAAGCACCCCAAAGGGTCCTATGATTATCGGGACCCACCTTCTTGGTCGCGAGAGACACTGTGGCGCACAACTTGTGCCTAAAGCTGTTCTCGACGATATGATTGCTGAATTGGATGAAAAGGATGTATTTCCTGTGTATATCCAGGGTGGAGGTAGCCCCTCCCTCAGCAGTCATGGAGTCAATCGCCAGCTTGGAGATCTTCACCCCAAAGCACTGATTCGGTTTGTTCCAGGTGCCAAACTTAATTGTTATGGTACCTTTGACGGATTTAAGCCAGGATTCAAGAGTAAGGTTTGTACCACCCCGCTGAAAGATGCGATGTGTGCTCACTTCAATTGTGAAGTAGACCATGGAAAACCTTTGCTCTCTGGATGGAGGCCCTGGAGGAACAATTTGGTGAAGATGATAGATCCTGCTTGCTGCCTTAAGCAGGATGTGTTACGTGAATGCGCGCGAGAGTTTTTACGTGACATTCTTTACGGCTTGCCGGAGGGATGGGAAGGATCGTTGGTTCCCCTCTCAGATGTAGCAGCCGTGAATGGCCTTCCAGGTGTGAAGTACATTGATGGGTTGAATCGCAACTCGTCGATGGGCTTCCCCTGGAACACAACAAAAAGAGCTTACTTGATGAAAGATCCAAGTGAGAAATACCCGGAAGGAGTCAATTTTGACAATGAATTCTGGGCTCGAGTGAGCTCTCTCGAACAAAAGTACAAGGATTACACCAGAGCATACCCAGTCTACTCAGGGTCGTTGAAAGATACGCCTACACCATTTGATAAGATCGAAAAGGGTAAGACTAGAGTGTTTACTGGTAGTCCTGTTGATTTTGCCGTAGTCGTTCGGAAGAAACTGCTCTCTTTCGTACGCTTGCTCCAGAAGAATAAGTTTGTTTTTGAAGCTGGTCCTGGAACTGTGACATGCTCCCACGAGTGGGGAGATATTTATGGTTACTTGACAGCTTTTGGCAAAGATCGTATTGTGGCTGGAGACTATGGTAGTTTTGACAAGAAGATGATCGCAAGTCTGATACTTACTGCCTTTGAAATCATTGCGGCTATCCATCACGCGGCCGGGTGGTCGCGGGATGAGTGCGCCGAGATTATGGCAATTGGAGAAGACGTTGCTTTCCCTATGGTTGACTTCCATGGGGACTTGTACGAGTTTTTCGGAACAAATCCGTCGGGACATCCACTGACGGTAGTGATTAATTCACTTGTGAACAGCCTGTATATGAGATATTGCTATCACGAACTCAATCCGAGTCGAGAAGTACGCACGTTCAAAGCGAACGTGCATCTTTTCACTTATGGGGATGATAATGTGATGGGTGTCTCAGAGAAGACCGTGTGGTTCAACCATACGGCTATACAGGAAGTCTTAGCAACCATTGGAGTCGAGTACACCATGGCGGATAAGCATTCGGAGAGCGTTCCCTTCATTGACATTGCAAAAGTTACTTTTTTGAAACGTGCATGGAGATGGGATGAAGACATGTGCGTGTGGATGGCACCAATTGAGGAAAAGTCTATACACAGAGCTTTGACTGTGTGGCTAGCGTCTGGGACGCTAGATGAGACAACTCATATGGTAGAATCCATCATTACGCAATGTAGGGAATTCTTCTTCTACGGGAAAGAACGATTTGAACGAGAAAGAGCTTTTTTCTTGAACATTTTGTCATCCGAACCGTATTGCCGCCTTGGTAAGGCGGCTGCGCTCCCAACCTGGTCGGAGCTAAGGGATGAATATATCTCGTCCTCCACAAAAAGAAAGGAGGAAGGCCAGCTGTAGTCCAAGGGTTTGGCTGCCCTTGGACTGTATTATATAGTCATGCAACACATTTGAATATCTTCCCGGAGAAGGAACCGGAGGTGTTGGCGCAGTTACCATGAATACTGCGGCTCTTTGTGAGGTTGAACAGACCCCTTACTTTGAGACTAATAATGTCTGGCTCGCCCTCCAGGGCGAGGAGGTTGCCTCCGTCCCGATCATAGACGGAGGAGTTGATGTGGATGAGGAACAGTCTCAGACTGTTGCTTTTCTCGACAAAGCTGAAGGAGAGAGTGTTATGGCCTCCAATGCTACTGATGCAGTGGCAATTGTTGATGGTACCAAAAACCTCGCCTTAGGACAGTTCTTTGCTCGTCCTACTAGGCTAAGCACGATTTCGTGGACAACTTCGGATGCGTCAGGAGTGCATACTACCTTGACCCCGTGGTTGGATTTCCTCGGCTCAACAGCGATCAAACGAAAGTTGGAAAACTTCGCCTTTCTTAGGGGAAAATTACATTTGAAAGCAGTTATGAATGCCTCGCCGTTTCATTACGGTTGTGGAAGATTCTGCTATTCCCCATTGGAGGGTTACACAGGTTCGAAGATTCGGACGAATACTACGACAGATACTGTGTTGGAGATCCCTTATTCACAACAACCCGGCTTTTATGTTCATCCCTCCCGGTCAGCGGGAGGGACTATGGAGCTTCCCTTTTTGCTCCATAAGAACTGGCTGGACATCACGTATGAAGAGGAAGTGGAGTTTATGGGCACGTTGCGCTTTGTGGTGTTTTATCCACTTAGTCTCGCAACTGCTGCAGCAACAACGGCAACTACCATTCAGCTATATGCATGGATGACGGACGTCGAGCTGTGTGCAACCACTAACTCACTGTCGCTACAGGGCGATGAGTATGTAGAGAGCGGACCTGTTTCCGCACCTGCTACTGCTCTTGCGTCACTGGCGCATACACTCACACACGTGCCATTTATTGGAAAATTTGCTAGAGCTACTGAAATAGGGGCAGGAGCTTTGGCGTCGATCGCAAGGTTGTTTGGCTATACGAATGCACCGGTTGTGGACGATGTCCACGCCGTTGTGCCGTTAGGCGCACCACACCTTGCAACATCACAGATTGGAATTCCGATTCAGAAGCTTACTTTGGATCCTAAGCAAGAGTTATCATTGGACCCCACTCCATTTGGTTTGAGTGGTAAGGACGAATTGTCACTTGCTTATTTGAAGAAGAAAGAGTCTCTGTTTGGTTCTACGTCCTGGTCGACATCGGATGCAGTTGGAACGCAACTTTTCAACATGCGGTTGACTCCGATGTTATTTGGTCAGGTAGAAATTGAAGATCATGAAAGTGCAGTAGTAGCAACCCGTGTTTATCACATGCCTCTCTCTTATGTTGGACAATTGTTCAAGAATTGGAGAGGTGGGTTGCTCCTGCGCATCAAAATCGTGGCTTCAAAATTCCATAGGGGTCGACTGAAGATTCAGTACGATCCTCGTTCGGACATTACAACCAATGATCCGGACGAAAATGTTGTGTATACGCAGATCGTGGACATAGGTGAGCAAGACGATGACGAGATTGTCATTGAGCTCCCCTACCATCAGGACACTGCGTGGTTGGACGTGGATAAGTCACTTGCAACCAATTGGACTCTTGGGGACACTTGTGCCCCCACTGTCGGATTGGATAATGGTGTACTTTCTATCCGTGTCCTTACTGCGCTGAATGCACCCTCGTCCTCGAGTGTGGGCTTGCTCATATTCGTTGCGGGGGCAGATGATTTTGAATTTGCAAATCCTGTTGGTAGAATTGCATCCACTGGATCGCATACACTTCCATCATTCTTTGGTCTCCAAGGAGCAGAAGAGGTTAGTCCAAGTCATGTTGTTCTTGGCGAGAAGACGAGCGTCTCGTCTGATAGATACGGCATGAATTTCGGAGAGGCAGTTGTTTCTCTCAGGACTCTTTTGCATCGGCATATGATCGCCGACGTCACCTGGTTACCAACCATTAGCTCTAGCCAAGCCACTTATACGCAGAAGGTTATGAAGATCATGCCTTATACCCCAGGGTTTACTACGTTGGAGCTTCCAACGACTGCGCCTAAGATTGTGGCGGCTTCTGGAACTGGATATTACGCGTTTTGTTCCATGCACGTGATGCCATACGTGGCAGGCATGTTCGTGGGATATCGAGGTGGTGCCAATTTCGTGGTCACTCCGGACCTCGTTACTGACACCTATTTTGATTTACGCGTACTCCGTACTACGGAAGCCACCTCAGCGGCGGCTCGAATCTATTACCAAACACCCGTGTTGTCGACCACAGCGTCGACCAGTGTTAAGAATGAATATTCAAACTCGATTGTGCTTCAATCGGGCCACGGGGGAATGGCAATTGGTACAGCTTATGTGAATGGTTCGCTGGTGTTTAACCTACCAGACAATAAAAGGTTTAATTTTTCATTCGTGAATCCTGACAATTACCTACAGGGTTCCGCAGATGATGGTACAAATGAACAAGGCGCGATTGTCCAGTTGCTACAGAAGCGAGCAACTACATTTGGAACCATTCAAACTGAGGTGGGTGCAGGCGTTGATTTTACTTGCATATATTTTGTTTGTTGTCCAACTTTGGATTACTACGGGATAGTACCACCCTCGACTTAGGTATGTCGAAAAGTCACAAAACAGTTAAAAGGATAAGAAAGTTCTTTGAGGTCGTTTCATTACTTCCGGTAGAGAACTATACGTCCGCGGTTACGGTCCGCACTGTCTACCCAGTCAACGGGGAGTTGTAAAAGATGCATTGACGGCATGAAGTTAGATTACAGAGAGTTTTTTGTACTTGGGGCTTCGTGCCCCATAGTCAACCGAAAGGTTTTCTCTCTAATAATCGTAAATTTCTTGTATCGCCGTGCGTCTAGTAGTCGTACAGCA